CATTCATGAAAAATGTGATCCAGAACTAGCCAAAGATAGGAGGTTGCCTTATACCGCTTATCTGGTACAATATGAAGAGGATGGTAAAACTTACCATGATATTTCTATCGCTAATAAGCAGGTAGATCTCTTCGATCATTATTGGGATCTTTTCAAAAAAGGATTCAAATCTATGGTTCAGACTGAAGGTCATGTAAATCCCAAACTCTGGGATCCCAATCCAAAACAACCTAAGGCTGAAAAGAAAAAAAGGAGACGAGATGAGTGATGATGGAAAAGCTAAGGTCAATGTGAATGCTGAAGAACTTGCAAAAGTTATGAAGCAGTACAAGAAGATCAAAAAGCGAATGAAATCTAATCTATTTGAAATTCAACGTATTAGTGGAAATCCAACACTAGTATCTAAACTATTAGAAGAGCATCTTGACGATGAGATTGGAGATCTTTGATAATCTACTATCCGAAGGAGAATATAAAACTCTGTCACAATTCATGCTTGGTCATGATATTCCATGGAGTTACTCCAATGGTGTGAATATGCCAGAAGATGGGTATTATCAGTTTACTCATGTATTCTATAATAACTTTGAACCCCAGAGTAAATACTTTGGGGTTCTTTCTCCTATTTTGAAACAAATTGATCCTGTAGCATTGGTGAGGATCAAAGCTAATCTAAATATGCAAACACCACAACTTGATAGATACGAGTATCATAATGATGTGGATGATTGCATTACCGCAATTTATTATGTAAATACGAACAACGGAACTACTAAATTTAAAAGTGGTAAGGAAGTTGAGAGTGTTGCTAACCGATTGGTTATTTTCAACTCGAATGAACTACACGCTGGAAGTTCATGTACAGATGAACACAGACGGTGTTTGATTAATTTCAATTATTTTATCTAGTTTATGGACAAAGAAAAACTCAAACTAATAGTTAAGAACTTGAAATCTCTGGTAGATGTGTTAGAATCTGAAGTCTACTCAGATAAGGATGCTTATGTGTGGACTAAAAAAGAGAAATTTGGATTTGATTATTCAAACTCAAATGATGATGATGGAGAAATCGATTAAATGAAAGCTAGATTAATTAGTATTACTCCTGATGCGGAAACCACGATGGGTTATATTGCCCGCGTATCAAATCCTGCAAACCAGGACAACCCTAAG